ACTATGACAGAGATGCGATCGAGCGAGTGATGGCGAGACAAAGAAAGTTGGTGGGGAACGGAAAAACAAATTGTGGGGCGTTCATGCTTTTGGATGACTGTATGTACGACAGTAAGTTTCTCAAAGATACGTGTATTCGACAGTGTTTCATGAACGGTCGCCACTGGAAGATCTTCTTCATGCTGACGATGCAGTACGTGATGGACCTTCCACCAGCACTTCGAGCCAACGTGGATTACGTCTTCATACTCAGAGAGAATATCATTCAGAACAGAGAAAAGTTGTACAAATCATTCTTTGGTATCTTTCCATCCTTCGATATGTTTTGCAAGGTGATGGACGCCTGTACTGAAAACTACGAGTGCCTCGTGTTAGATAATACGGTAAAATCTAACAAGATTCAAGATTGTGTGTTTTGGTACAAAGCGACCGTCAGAAAGAACTTCAGGGTCGGAGGGGCTGACCTATGGAGACTTCATAAGAAGATGTACAACCCCAAACATTTTCAACAAAAGGAGGATGACGCTAAGAAGGCGACGAAAAAGACAAACCTTAAAATCACAAAGACGAAATGAGAAACAAAAACTCTGTAACTTTCGTCGGACGATTCTGTAAGTTTCGAGATCCTCTGTAACAATTATAGTCTATGTCTATTCGCTCGTACGTGTACGATTTCAGAAGTTCCTCCCATTCCGTGGGAGTGATAAACCCTTCGTTACTGTATGATACCAAAGTGTACCGCGCCTTTCGTGTGGAAAGTTCGAGGGTTCGTTTCATCGTATCCTTAATCTTAGTCTTGGAGTTGTACGAGCTCTTGTTCCAATCCACTGGAATACCTGATACCTTCGAAATCTGCTCAGGCTTTTTGTTCGTGGCTATCAAGTTTAACATGAAATAATTGGAACCGTATGGGTGTTGGTTATACGGTGGATCGAGGTAAATGAGATCAACATCGGGAAGATTTTTGAGAAAGTCAAAAACGTCGCGACGCTCCACCACGACATTCTTATGTGTTTCGTACCAGAGGGGACACTCGACTCGAATAGACCCCGTGATTCGTTCGAGGGCGTGTCCCTTTTTACCACCCCATCCACCTTTATGAAACCCCTTGAAAACCCCTGAAGTATTCGTGTGAATACTACTTTTCACGAGAAGAGGACCCAGGCAATACGAACGGAGGTTTTCTGGGACGGTCGTGTGTACGTACTCCATCATCGCATCAATCTTACCTGCATTCTCTTTGGTGTAGAAACACCGCTCATCTTCTTGAATCGCATTCGAATTATTCGGTGCGTACAATTCAGATATGAATCCACTCCTCCCCGGAAGATTGTTCATGGTTTCGATATGTTTTTGAATCTCTCGTTGCTCTTCGGGTGTGGGTGTCTTCAGGAAACAATTCGAGAGTACTTGACAGTAGACTTCCAAATCATTCACATGTAGAGTGTCACTATGTGTCAAGAGCATTCTCGAGACGACACCAGAACCGGAGAAGGCGTCCACCGCGCTCGACGGTTTTAATCGTTTGACGACATTTTCTATGTGTTGTATCAATTTTCTCTTATTCCCGAGGTATGTTATCATCGGTTGTTGAACATACTCGCTCATAGTTGTTTATATGTCGAAGGATTTCCTTAATAGATTTTTACCCACGTGTAGCCGTTCTTAGATGGTCAGGAAACAAAACCGTCTTCCCCGATACGTCAAGAAGAACGCACCACCATCCGGTTTGATGAAACAATTTTCAAAGTTCAACTTGTTCGTCCAGGAAATGTCACATTCACCCACATAGTCTTGAAACGATTCAATCAAACGGGGGAGAATATCTTTGAGTGTCTGTTCAGACTTCTGACACACGCCACCCGCGATTTGATTCCCTATGTGAATGTTTCTCAGGTGAGCCATTTCGAATACTATCACGATGAACATTCTTTGACTTGGGGTTCTGCGTTCGATATTGTATCGAAAAAAGTATGGCTATACTAAATGGCTTCAGAACACGTGAACACCATGAATCTCGCAGATGATGGCGAAGGGATGGTCCCACTTCAAGATAATCCATCTGTGGCTTTTACACCCGAAAAAAATATGGGACAAAGTAAAGAGACGATGGATTCTACTCCCATTAACGATATCATGATGGAACCCCCTATGATGACCGACGAGCCCAAGATGCAGGGTATGATGCCCCAGATGACCGCCCCTCAGCCCCAGGGTGCGTATCCCGCTCCCATGCAGCAGGCGACTCAGCCCGAGAAGAAGAACCCCTTCAACCTCACCGATGAGCAGATGACCGCTCTCGTCGTCGCCGCCGCTACTGCCGCTGCCGTGAGCAAGCCCGTTCAGGATCGTCTCGCGACCTCTATCCCCAAGTTCCTTAACGAACAAGGGGGTAGAAGTGTGGTTGGTCTCGCTTCGACTGGTGTCGTGGCGGCTATTCTCTTCTATTTCGCGAAGGATTACATCGTCAAGCCCTGATTGTTTGATTCCCAACCCATGTTACTGTAAATTGAATTATCGATACCTATGAAATAGGTCGCTAAAGCTCCCATCGCGAACGTCACCGAGAGCAAGGCACTCAGATCAAATGCCTTTCTCTTGTCACACTCGTATTTTCGCACAGACTCCTTGGTCTGCTTCCAAATGTTATTCGCCACGTAGGTTAGGATCAGCGCGATGACGGTACTCGTGAGGAAGAACCCACGATCCACCGCCAGTTGAGGCACGTTTCCGACGATGAAACGAAGCATGTTGGGAATCACGACGGTCATCCAGATGAGATTGAAGTTATAGTTTTCAAAAAACTTGGGGACGACCAGAACGGTAAAGAGGGCGACCCAGTATCCAATCACCATGAAAAGGACATTAAGAGGAGTTTTCATTTGAAGTATACATAGATTATTTATCCTGGACGTGTTCGCCACAGAACGGAGTCCTCTCTGGAATCTTCGTGTACACATTCAACTCGACACACATGTCTCGAAGTTCGATGTAATTTTTCCAAAACGTATCGGTATGATCGTATTCTTTCACCGTGCAGTGTGCCAACTCGTGAAGAAGAACATGAAAGATTTCGTTTGGTACACCATCCAGGCAGACGGCGATATCACCACCCTTATTCGTGTTGTACCCGACCGTACCTTTCATGCCGTACACCCCCGTGATCGGAATACAACGCCTGAGCATATGAAACTTCTCGGGACCATTCGCGCTGATATGTTCTCTGAGAATACGATACCTTTCTTTGACTTCGACGAGACGCTCTGGTTCTTTCGCGGTGTACAATACCCACAAATTCACGATGAAAAGTATGAGAAAGGCTATCATCTGTTATACACAAAGATAAATTTGCTATACAATTCTGAGATGGGATTCCCTCTTAGTCCCTCCCAAAGTTGTAACTGAAACCCGAGGTCTTCGAGGTGTGTCACCAACAGGTCCTTGTACGCCACAGGTTCGGATTTTGGTCCGTCGGCATAATAAGGTGTATCCGTGAGATGCACAAAAAGTTTTTCACCAAACCCACCGTTTCCGTGATCTTTCAGTTTGAAAAAGTTTCCAGTTTCATCGAGATAGGGTGTTTTAAATATAATCTTTTCCGAATCTGGAATGATACCCATGAGAAGTCCACCCGGTTTGACGCGTTTTCGGATTTCGCGGATGGAACTCGTGAAGAGAGTTTTTGAAGCGAAGATGTAATGGAGTGAAAAATTAAAGCACACGATGTCAAACTTTCGGTTGGGACAGTCGTGTATGTCACCTTCATAAAAATTGACACGCATGTGCATATTTTTCGCACGCGACTTGGCCTCCACGAGTGCCGTGGGTTCTGGGTCACACATGTTAATGTTCACACCACACCGATGCCATTTTTGAAGATCTCCACCGAAACCACAACCGACATCAAGAATGTGTTGACCCTCGCGCGCCACGGACTGGATCAAACCCCTCTTCGCCTCGTTGTGATTCTTACGAATCTCTTCCATACTTCATGATAGTTTCATATCTTTAATTCGCACTTAGGGCTTAAAGTTTAGAATCGTGAAGTACCTATAATGTCTCTCGAGACCGATTACACCACCGTCCCCGGCCAGGTTTTCGCGTGCCTCTCTGTCATCGGACCTGAGGCGCCCCAGAAGAATGATAAGTTCGGTATCAAGATTCGGGGTGCGTTCGGGACCCGCGACGAGGCGGCTAACCACGCCAAGCGTCTGCAGAAGGAGGATCCCACCTTTGACATCTACGTCGTGGACATGTACAAGTGGCTACTCATTCCCCCCGATCCCACCAAGATTGAGGATGTGCACTATACCAACGAGAAGCTCGAGGAGATCATGACTGGATACAAGGAGAACCAGTCACAGGCTGCTCGCATGTTCCAGGAACGCAAGGAGGCGATGATGAACGCCAAGTCGATCACTCCCGGTGACGACAATTCAAAGTTTTACACCAAGCCAGATGAGGCACCCATCGCTCACCCCGCCGAGGTCCTGGAGCGACTCAAGAAGGAGAAGCCCGATACGCCCATGGAGGAGCTCGTCAAGGAGGCGGATGCGATCGTCGCCGCGGAGGTCGAGGCGCGCCGCCAGAAGCGTGAGGCCGAGGCTTCGACTGATGGAAAGATGGACGAGATCAAGGAGGAAGGTGAACCCGAGGTTTCTTCAGCGTAAATAATATTCATATACAGTAAACAAAATGTTCGGGATTATCGTCACGATAATCCTGGTAAGTGCTTTCTTTATTTTGTTTTTTAATCCGACATTTGATTTAAAAAACAAAACAGAACCTGAAGCTGAAGCCAGTACTACCGCTGGTTTCATAGAAGATACGTATAGGGGTCCGTTCGTGGACAATTTCATTCCGCCCAAGTACGGAGACGTGGGAACATTCGTGGCGTACTCAAGTGTACCGGAGGATCACTGGTTGCATGGTTTTCCCCATAAAAAATCCGAGTAAAAAGACGGCGAATGCGATGATCCACGTCGATTTATCCACCTTTTCGAATAGATCAAACTTTTCATTCTGTGACGGGGGAGGAGGAGGAGGGGGTGGGTAGTCCATGTAATACTGGGGCATCTCCTGTACGGGCTCTTCTTCCACCTTTTCGAGATTGGGGTTATAATCGATGGGATTTCCTATATCAGTCTCCATTTTCTAATATAGTTTTTGTTTTTTTTAAGCATCTTCTTCCTCACTTTCACTCTCATCGTCGACGATGAAATCCTTGAGATTCCCGTTTTCATCGGCGTCACTGTCATACTCTTCTTCACTCTCGTCCGAATAACACTCCTCCTCCGTGTCGAGATCCGAGTCGAAATCGGTATCGTGCTCATCAGATCCGTAATCATCCACGAGATCCTTCTCCGTGGGTTGGAAGACAGTGGGTTTCTTTATCTTGCGTCCTGATCGAGTGATCATTTGGGTACTTAGAGTTACTTCTGTTTAAGTAGTTTTAAGACATTTGAGTGTAAACCATGTGCCCTGGACGTGTTCTTTTTACATTTAGGGCATTTTTGTTTGATTACTTTTCCATCTATGACATACGACATCACCACATCTTCGTGCATTCCCTTGATCGTTTCACAATACATGGATGTGGTGAGCGCGACCAACTTATTCGCATCCCTACGGATACTCACCACCTGAGTATCTTCTGGAGCGTTCATATTTTTTCGAATAAACGATTCGAGATGGGGCTTGACATCCGATTGATTGATCGGTGGTTTCTCCACAAACTTTTTAATCTCTCGACACTTACTGAGTTCTTCCTTTTTGGGGTACAGATGATCCACGATCGTCTGTGTCAATTGGTGTCTCCGCCCACAAAAGTCTTTACAGAACCCATCACGACGGCCCCTGAGTGTTTCGCAGAGACAGAAACACTTTTGAAGGATCATGTGCCCACTGACGATGAACCACACATGATTAGAACCGTGTTCCCGCCTGAGATTTTCACAGTATTTGGAATTGGTCGACACGAGGTACGTATCCCCACGCTTGAATAGTTTCTGGATGTATGCACTCCCCTGTCCTTCCATGTTTTTGCGAATGAACGTCTCTATCAGGTGTTTCGCCTCTTCGTTATGGACCTCATCCTTCGTCTGTTCCTTCGTGAACGTTCCCTCCTTAATTTTTGTGGATGGAGGTTCTACGTGCGTCACTTGGGGCTCATTCGTTCGAACGACCGCCATCTTAAGGATCTCGAGTGTCGGGTCCTGACCAATTTTCAGAATCGCACTCAGAGGTGGACCTGGTTTGTACACGAAAACCGGGAGGTACGCGAGTTGATCCACCTTCCCCTTTTCACACCCCTGACACCCCTGACCACCACACGAATCGTGTTTCGCCTTTTTATACGACCACGGCATCCTGAACCCACTCCCTTTCGTCTTTCTGTCCGCGTTTCCATAGACGGCGGCATCGATGATCGCATTCCAGTCGATACGACTTTTGGCTTTGGAAAGTGCCACGAGGATATGTTCTCGAAGTGCGATCGCCGATACTTGGTCCACGACAAACCCCGACCAATTCAAGTGTACACCAGTCTTTACGAGTTCTCCACACTTTTTAGGGGGTGCCACGGAAATGAGACACTCTTTACCACCGTGACGTTTCACCTTGTCACAGATAATCTTACAGACATCCTTAATTTCATCGAGGTCCAAGGCTTCTCTGTCCTTGTAATCGATATCCACGAAGAAGTTGTACCTCTCACTCTTCTGTTCGACGACATAGAGCCGCTCTCCACGTCGGACCGCCTCCACGTACCTTTCGTGAAACTCGTTCAATTTATCAAATGGCACGGATAGGACGCCACCGTCCATGAGCACATGTGATAGATTGGCTGCATGAGTAAACTTTTGTGATGCACACCAACTCTTAAACATATTTGTTAAAAGTCTCTACTCTCTAAACCATCGCATACAAGATACATCTCTATATTCAGTTCCCTGGGATAATTCCTTCTTTATGGTGAGGAGTTCGTAGACCGTCTTGGATTCATTCTCCGTGATCCATTCCGTCACTTCCTGGTCACAGAATCCACGATTCTTCTCGAGAAGGTCACCAATCTGTCGTAAAATGAAAGCCTTCGACTTCATTATTTTATAGAAAAGGTTTTTCTATTCAAAGAACTCATACAGGCATAAAACTGTGGGTTTTTTAATACATTATCTATGATGAGTTTCCAACGTTTACGTGAGTTAAACTCATCGAGGGTGTCATAACTCATATAATCGTTTTCGTCGTACGTTTTTCGGATGGGCTGTTTTAGGGCTTTCCTGATGTTCATCTTGTGTTTTTCTTCGTAAAACTTACGAACCTGTACCTGCTGTTCAGACCTCGAGTAATTGACAAAAAAGATAAAGACGTTGTATTCGAGATCCACCGTGGGACTCTCCTTGACTGTAAACTTAAACTCGGTATATTCACCATTTTTGAGGGCGACGACGCCCCTGGTTTCTTCTTCCAGTTCACGAAGAGCACACCGAAGAGGATTATAAATCTCTCTCCGTCTGCACCCCCCTGTGACGAAAATCCAATCTTTGAATCTCCAGTCCCTCACCGTGAGAAATCTAGGTTTCCCATCGGCAAAGCTGACTGGTATTGCAATCGCTTTGTATTTTTTCATTGCGCATTCGCAAGTTATAATAAGGGTACAAGTTTATTCCTCCTTCTTTTCTTCAGCCACTGGCTCGGGCTCTGGCTCTGGCTCTGGCTCGGGTGCGGGGGTGAGACGCTTGACGACCTGCGCCGAAAACATCTTGAAGTTGTTCATATCCTCCTTGGTCTTATTGAGTTCCTTGAAGAGGAAGATGATACCGATGGCGCATACGATCGTGGCGACCATCATGAGGGTGTCGCGATTAACGGGAATCATTTATAGTTGAAAATATCTTTTTCTTTTTAAGCAATCGCACCCAACATGGTTTTACCCGGTGTGGGACATTCATAGGGCGACTGAGCGAATTGGACGGCTTCGTAATGCGCGTGTTCACACGATTTGTTTGGGGAAGGGGACGCCTGGGTCTCACCGACAAACTTTTCGAGTGTCCTGGATTTAGGATCGTACGTCAATACAAAAACGATGGCAAGGAGGAAAATGAGTTTCCACATATAGTAATTAGTTAGAATATAAAAGTCCACCCATACCATTTTCGATACGGAGAACGTTGTAGTTCACGGCGTAGATGTCCTTCTCACAGTTGGCGGTATCGTTGATGATACGAGCCGAATCGAGGCGCGAGAAGTTGAGGGAGCCAGTGGGCTGGAGCTTACCGGACTCGAGGCAGAAGGGGTAATAGAAGAGCTTCTTGGCGGTCGCGGAGCTGCCGTTGGAGGAGTGGTAGAAGAGGGGCACGGTGGTGAAGTGAGGATCGGCAAACTTGAAGTCGGTCACATCGGTACCGTTGATCTGGAGCTTGAGCTTGTTGCTGCTGCCGAGGATGGCGAGATCGGAAGCATCCGCGGAAGCCAGGTACTTCACGGGGTGGTTGAAGTTCATCTCTTGCATCTTGGAACCCGAAGCGATCGCCTTCTGGACCTGGGTCATGATCATACTCTGGGGCTGCGCCGCGAACATCTCACGCTCCTGGGTGTCGAGGTAGGCATAGTTCGCGTAGACATCCCACTTATCAGTCGCCGCGGCGGTCCCCCAGGTGATGCGAAGCTCGACATCGTGGTACTGGAGGGAGATGAGAGGAAGGGCGGATTGCCAGTTCTCACAGAATGAGAAGCGGAGAGGGTAGAATCGGGAGTCACCGGACCCACCGAAAAGGTTACCGGAGATGGACTTGGCGGAAGAGGTGGCCGAGAGGGCCGGGGCGATGAGGGTGGAGTAGACGGAATCCTGTTCATCAATGACCTGTCCGCCGACGAGAAGCTCCACCTTGGAGATCTTGGTGCGCCACTGGGTAGTGCTGTACTCCTGGGTCGCGGTGCCGTTGTTGGGCACGAGGTAGACGTAGCCGAGCATGTCACCCTTGCGCTCAAAGCGGATGGTGGACATACCGTTGTTCGAGACGTTGCCCTGAATGACCTGACGCTCGACAGTTTGGGAAAAATTCGTATGACGCTTGTAGGTAGAACGAAAAAAGCTGACCTCGGGCTGGCCAACGAGGTGTACATCCTGAGCACCTACGGCGACGAGTTGGGCGATACCACCAGACATTTTATAATATAGTGAGAGTTTATTTTTAAGCTTGGACGAATCTGTAAGATTCTTAGAAGGTTAGATACCGATCTTCGACGAATTTGAGAGATTCGTGGAAGAACGTGGGGTACAAGTCCTACGGACTTGGCTGGACGGGCCAAACCGGGTTCGCTGGATCTTCAGTTGTGGAAGGGAGATCGCGGAGGGCTTGGCGGTAATCAAACCATGTCTGTTGTACCTCCAAATTAGAGTGAGGAAAATCTAGGGTAGCGATATGGTCCGTTTCTTTTAGACGCTCGTTTCGGATCATTCTTAAAATTTCAAATGGTTCTCTGTTAGGTTTATCTAAGTCGGGCCACTGAACAAAATATGGTTGATCAGAGTCGGTAATATCTCTCAAATCTTTTCTATAAATTTGATATTTAACTCGTTCTTCTGTACTGAATGCATTATCAATTGTTTGTGTCCAATCCGTTTCTTTTAATAACTTGTCACGTATTTTGCGATTTAAGTTATTGTCGTCTTTTTTTACTTCTTCAATTTTGTCGGGGTCTTCTTTTAATGTTTTTGTTATTGGGTCGTATAAAACCGCCTTATTTCTTAATGGTTTAAATACTTGTATAAAATGTGGAGACGGGCAAATATTTTGTATTTCTTCTGTTGAAAGAATAGTTTCGTCTATGTTTACATGTTGTATCACCTTATCATCTCGTACTTCGACAAACTGTAACATTATATCTTATGATGAGAAATTAATAGTCTACGAAAATACCACCCGCGTAGTATACTTCAACTTCCATGAGAGGATAGGAAAAGGAAGAATACATAGTTCCAGAGATAGTTAGTACTCCGTCACTGGCGACAGCTATACTGGTATTATTACCACTTGATGATTCATAATATGCCATATTATAAGTAGTTCTATTCGTTCCTCCTGCCCAATTGAAACCCCATACTCCATACATAACGGTAGCCGTCGTTGACGACCCGGAAACGCCCGAAGTCATGTACACTTTAATAATTCCACCCTTATATAGATCCCCTAATTTAAAAGTCGTTGTTAAAGTTGCTAGGTTTACACCATTCACGTATTTTTTAACACTTCTGGCTCTGTTACTGCTAATATATCCATCATACATTACACCGGTCACCCAAGAGTCACCAGATACGTGTAATTGACGTTGCGGATTCGTCGTCCCAATCCCCATAT